GTTACCTGCGACCCGGGCGACATGCTCATCGTCCAGATGACCCAGGACAAGGCGCGCGAGTTCTCGAAGACCCGCATCGACCGGGCCATCCGCCACTCGCCGGCCCTGGCCGCGATGTTGAGCGCGAGCCGCCAGGACGACAACACGCACGACAAGCAGTTCCGCAACGGCATGTGGCTTCGCATCGGCTGGCCCACGGTGAGCCAGCTTTCGTCCTCGGACTACCGCTATGTGGCGCTGACCGATTACGACCGCATGCCGACGGATGTGGACGGTGAAGGCTCCGCGTTCGCCCTGGGCCTGAAGCGCACGACGACATTCCTGTCCCGCGGCATGTGCATGGTCGAGTCGTCTCCGGGTTACGAAATCAAAGACCCGAACTGGAACCCGATCACCGCACACGAGGCGCCGCCGACCGAAGGCATCGTCGGCATCTACAACCGCAGCGATCGGCGCCGCTGGTACTGGACCTGTTTCGACTGCTCCGAGTGGTTCGAGGCCGCGCCCGGCCTGCGGCTTTTCAACCTGCCGAGCGACGAGGAACTGCTCAGCATCGTGCGCGAAGCCGACCTCGGGGAGATGGCGGGGCGCTATGCCCGAGTGGCCTGTCCGCACTGCGGGTCGATCATCGAGGCCCGGTACAAGCAAGACCTCAACCGCCGCGGACGCTGGCTTCAGGACGGCCTGAAGCTGACGGCAAGCGGCGAGGTCGTCGGGGAGCCGGCGTCATCGACCATCGCGGGCTACTGGCTCGGCGGCGTGGCGGCCTCCTACCAGTCGTGGAAGTCGCTGGTCGAGCGGTACTTGCAGGCCCTGCGCGAGTACGCCCTGTCGGGCTCGGAACTGGCCTTGCAGGTCACGGTGAACACCGACCAGGGCATGCCCTACATGTCCCGCCTGCTCGCGGAGGCCGCGAAGGGGCGCGGCGGGCCCGAGTCGCGCGCCGAGCCCGACCTTGAGCGGTACGTCGTGCCCGACGAGGCGCGCTTCCTCGTGGCGACGGTGGACGTTCAAGGCGGCACGGGCGCCCGCTTCGTCGTTCAGGTGCACGCCGTCGGGCCCTTCGGCGAGAAGTGGATCGTGGACCGCTTCGCCATCACCGAGTCCGAGCGCGAGGGCCTGGGCGGCAACGCCCCCATCGACCCGGCAAGCTACCTCGAAGACTGGAACTTGCTGACCGAGAAGGTGGTTCGGGCCACTTACCGGACAAGCCACGAGAACATTGAACTCCGGGTCCGCATGACGGTTGTGGACTCGGGCGGCGAAGACGGCGTGACCGACAAAGCCTATGGGTGGTATCGGAAACTGCGCCGAGAGCACTTGCACCACAAGGTCATGCTGGTCAAGGGTGCTTCGGCCAAGGGAACTCCGCTCATCAAAGAGTCGTGGGTCGGGGGCCGCAACCGCCAGGACAAGGGCGACATCCCGCTCTACATTCTCAACGCGAACATGCTGAAGGACACGGTGAGCACGAACTTGCGCCGCCGTGTGCCTGGGCCCGGGTACTTGCACCTTCCGGGGTGGCTCAACAAAGCCTTCTACGACGAACTCAACGCCGAAGTTCGCGAGGCCAACGGAACGTGGAAGCAGATCAGGAAACGCAACGAAGCCTTTGACCTTTTGGCCTATTGCGAGGCGGGCATTCTTCGTCTCGGGGCCGACAAGCTCAAGGATTGGTCCAACGCCCCGGGCTGGGCCAAGCCCGTGCCGCACAACGCCGAGTGCATGACCCGCGAGGACCGGCGCGAGATGAAGGCCAACGCCCTGACGCCCGAGGGTCGCGACGACCCCGCAGAGCGGCTGCGGCCCGTGCGGCCGAAGAAGGTCGGGCGCAGGACGAGTGTGTCGTCCTACCTGGGCTAGAAGCGGCGCTGGTACTGCTCGTAGGCCACGCGCGCCGCCTCGCGCACGCCGCGGCTGATGTTGCCCTTGCCGAGCACCGCCAGCAGGCGCAGCGTCTTCGAGTCGAGGCTGACCTCGCGGCGCTGCATCTTCTCGCCTTCGATCTCGGTCTTCCGGCCGCGCGTGCGCCGCGTCCTGACGAGGTGGTCGGGAATCGTGTGCATGCGCAAATGGTACGGGTTAAAAGCGGAATTTCCGGCTGCGAAATTCGACTGCGCGACAAAGTGCCAAACGGCGGGCCACAATTCTGTCCGCCATGCCTGCCACCCAAGACGACCTCGACCGTCTGAACGCCGCGATCGCCGCCGATGAGCGGATGGTCACCATCGGCGGGCAGACGACGATGTACTACTCGAAGTCGGACCTGATCGCGGCCCGCAACGACATCGCGCAGCAACTGGCCGCGCAGCAGGCCGCCGCCGCAGGCCGCCGCCGCAGCAAGCGCACGCTGCTCTACTACGGCGGCCGGGGTTTCGAGCGGTGAGCACCGGCAGGCCCCGCGGCAGGCCCCGCGCCAAGCAACCCCCGACGGTCATCCAGGCCCGCTATGACGCGGCTGGCATCGGCCGGCGCATGCGCGGGTGGACGCCCGCGTCCTCGGGCCCGAACCGGGCCATCGAGGGCCTGCAACGCATCCGCGACCGGGCCCGGGACGTAGCCCGCAACGATTGGTCGGGCGAGTCGGCGCTGACGAAGTGGACGACCAACCTGATCGGCGTTGGCATCACGCCCCGCTTCGCTTCGACCGCCGTGAAGGACGCCTGGAAGGCGTGGGTGCCGATGGCCGACGCCGACGGCGCGCTCGACTTCTACGGCATGCAGACCCTTGCCACGCGCTCGTGGTTCGACTCGGGCGAGGTGTTCGCGCGCTTCCGCTACCGGCGCCCCGAGTTCGGCATGCCTGTTCCGCTTCAGGTGCAGTTGATCGAGGCCGAGTTCGTTCCGATCCTTGACGCGGACTCGTGGCCGGGTCTGCCTCCGAACAACCACATCCGCAGCGGCATCGAGCGCAATCGCAGCGGTCAGCGCACGGCCTATTGGGTCTACAAGCAGCACCCGGGCGACGACAAGGGCAACGCGATCGACCCGTCGCAACTGGTGCGCGTGCCGGCCGACGAGATGGTGCACCTGTACCTGCCGAAGCGGCCCGGCCAACTGCGCGGCGTGAGCCTGCTGGCGCCGGTCCTGGCGCGGCTGCGCGGCGTGGCCGACTTCGACGATGCCGTGCTCGAACGCCAGAAGCTCAGCAACCTGTTCACCATGTTCGTGACGCGGCCGATGCCGCCGAACGTGGCCGACCTCGACTTCGACCCCGACACCGGGCTGCCCACGTTCTACGACAACGACGGGCAGCCGGTGGCGGGCCTTCAGCCGGGCATGTCGCAGGAACTGCTGCCCGGCGAGGATGTGAAGTTCGCCAACCCGCCCGAGGCCGGCACGACCTTCAGCGACTACATGCGGACGCAGCACCTCGGCACCTCTGCCGGTGCCGGTCTGCCCTACGAACTGTTCAGCGGCGACATCAAGGAAGTGTCCGACAGGACGCTGCGCGTCGTCATCAACGAATTCCGTCGGCTCGCCGAGCAGCACCAGTGGCAAGTCCTGATCCCCAGGTTCTGCCAGAAGGTGATGAACGAGTGGGCACTCGTTGCAGGGCAGGCGGGGGCGATCAGCTTGGCCGATGTTCAGGTCGCACTGAATGCGCAGTGGCAACCCCACGGCTGGGCCTACATCCATCCGGTGCAGGACGTTCAGGGCAAGCAGATGGAGGTCGATGCCGGCTTCCGCTCGCGGTCCAGCGTCATCAGCGAGCGCGGCGACGACCCGACCGAAGTGGACGAGGAGCGCAAGGGCGACCTCGGCCGCGAGAAGGAAATGGGTCTGTACGTCGAACCGCCCGCAGAGGCCGGGCAGGGTGGCGACACCGACGGCATCGACAACAGCGAGTATTCGGCGCCCCCGAATGCCATGCTGGCCGCGGTCAACGCGCGCATCGACAACCTGCTTGCCCGCGACCCGTTGCCGCAGCCGGCCCCGTCGTTCGTAATCAACAACCACCTCCCGCAGACCCAGGTGACCAACGAGGTCAACCCGACGCCCGTGAACGTGGCCGCGCCCGAGGTCAAGGTCGAAGTGGCGCCGCCCACCGTGAACGTCGAGGCGCCCGTCGTCACCGTCGAGGCCCCTGTCGTGAACGTGGCCGCGCCGAACGTGGACGTTCGCAACGAAGTTCAGCCTGCCGAAGTTCGCGTCGAACTTCCCGACCGCAAGATCGTTTCCGAGATCGAACGCGACCGCGAAGGGAACATCAAGAACGTCACGCAGACGGAAACCACCATTCAGCCCACGCTGCAATAAGGAACAGACATGCCGATCGTTTCCGCCGACATCAAGTACCGTCTCAGCGGCGGTGCGTCCAACTCGGACCAGAACGCATCGCTCGGTGGTGTGAAGTCGTCCAACGAAGCGAGTGCTTCGTTGTTCGACAACGTGAGCAGCGCGGAGGCCGTTTCGGGCGACACCGAATACCGCTGCTTCTACGTCCACAACGCCAGCGCAACCAACACGATGCTGGACACGAAGGTCTGGATTCAGGCGAACACGCCCAGCGGCGACACGGAACTCCGCATCGGCTTGGGCACCTCGGCGCTCAATGCCACCGAGCAGACCGTTGCGTCGGAGGGCAACGCGCCGAGCGGCGTGACCTTCGTCCTGGCGGCCGACGAAGCCAACGCGATCAGCCTTGGCGACATCCCCGTGGGCCAGCACCGGGCGGTGTGGATTCGCCGCGTGGTCAACGCCGCCGCCGCCGCCTTCGCCGACAGTGCCACGCTGCGGGTGAAGTGCGACACGCTGCCGTAAGCACTCGGGACATCGACCGTGTGGCGCATCCTGCATGAGCCCGTTTACGCTGCCTACGCTGCTGCCCCCACGCAGCAGGAGCAGTGCGAGGCCGTGCGCGATGCGTTCGCGGGCAACGTGACGCTGCGCATCGAAGGCGCTGGCGGCCAGCACCTGCGCACCATGACGCTGGCGCCGTTCACGATCAACAGCGCCACGCCGCGGGGCATCGTCTGTGGCGCGGTGCTGGCCGACACCGCCGTGGCGCCGAACACGCCGGGCGCGGCGGGCATCGCGCCCGTGCGGTGGGAGTTCCGCAACGGCAGCACGCCGATCTTCGAGACGAGCGACATCACGCAGGGTCCGATCCGCACGCTCTGTTCGCCGCGGTTCGGGGCGGTGGTGGTCACGGCGAATCCGGCGCTGCCGCCGATCTACGAGGTGCCAACGGGCGCCATCACCGCGATCAGCCTCAACAACCGCGACAGCATCAATCCGAGGTTTGACGCGTCGGTCAACCCAAACGCACCGGCAGAGGCGCCGTGGGAAACCGGCGTCGGCTGGTCTAACGACCAACTCTCGGAGTTCTGCGGGGGCCTGTACTGCAAAGATTGGGGATCTGCAGGCAAGTACGTGATGTGGGGAGCGCCGGGCCACAGCACGCAACTGGAGTTCCCGGCCTGGGTCGCATTCGACGTTGCAAGTCGGCGGTGGGAAGTCATCGGTCAGCCGCCGCCCGTTGACTACATCACGCAGGCCGAATGGGACAGCGGGCTGCCACCTTCGACGCAGGCTGATCGGACGTGGGCCGAATGGACCGGTGGCAGCACTGACTGGCCGGCTGCGTTCCGCCGTCCGGGGTACAACCCGCCGTTCGGCTCGCATACCCGGAACTGCTTTGTCTACGTGCCCGCGGCCCAGGCTGGCAATGCGAGCGGGAAGATCGTGGTGGCGTGGCACGGCACGCTGGGCGCCAGTGGGACGGGCGTGCCGTGCCAGCACATCTACGACTGTGACACGGGCCTGTTTTCGCGCACCGCGAACTTGCGGCCCAATCACGGCAGCAGTGTCTGCGGGTTTGCGTATCACCCGGCCCAGAACGTCGTCGTCGGCTTTTCTGCCGAAAGCAGCGGCACGACATCCATCTTGGACTACCTTGACCTGTCCACGAACACCTGGACCCGCCGAAACGCAACCGCGGCCATTAGCGTCAACATCGACTCGACAAACCTTGTCTGCGGTGATCTGTTTGTGTACGTCGGCAACGGGACATCGCAAACGATGCGCGCCGCCAAGGTGTCGGACGTAAAGGCTGGCGCCTCATGGTCGTGGTCTACCCTCACCGTCAGCGCATCAAGCTGGCCGCTCAAGAGCGGCGGCAGTCTGCCTAACACCCTCTCGTGCCAGTGGGCGCGCTGCCCGGTCAACGGCGCCTGGTACGCAGTCAACCGCAATGGCGGGAGCACGACGCTGTGGAAGCTGACAAAGCCCACTGGCGTGGCCGACAGCGACACCGCGGGCCTGCTGGCCGGCACATGGACGGTGACGAGCGAGACGTTGACAGGCGCGGGACTAGAGCCCGCGCAGTACGACTACAGCAGGCTGCAATGGTGCGATGCACTCGCTGCATTTTTGTGGGTAGGCGATCTGCACACCAGCAGCGTGCAGGCCATTAGGCCAATCGGAGTCTGAACAATGGCCTCATACACACTCACGGCCGTACGTTCGACCGACTTTACCGGCGCCGACGGCACCAACATCGAGACGCTAGTTGCTTGGCTCGATGCTTTCCCAAGCACGAGCGGTGGGTATTACGCAGTAACAACCAACAAATGCAAACTCGAATTCAGCGCGTCTGAAGTGAACGGGCTGGCCGATGTCACCGGCAGCTACACCGAAGATCAATACGTCGTCGGGCGCGTTGGCGACCTTTCCGAAGCCGGCATCACGGGCAGATATCTCGGTGCGTTCTTGCACTGCACCGGAGCGTCCAGCGCGGGGACCACCGCCAGCTACTACCGGCTTGAGATTAGCCAAGACAACACCACGACCCCGCTGGTGACGCGCGTCATGCGAGTCACTTCCGGGTCCGCTGTCCAGATCGCATCGATCAACAACGTGACCTGGGTCAACGGCGACCGCTTTCTGTTCGTCGACTACAGCGGCACCATTGAGGTCTACCGCGACAGCGGCAGCGGCTTCGGCAGCACGCCGATCCTGAGCGTCGACGACACCGGGTCGAGGCTCAGCGGCGGCGGCCCGGGCCTGATTATCAGGACGCCGGACTCGCACACGCTCGATGATTTGGAGATGGGTGATGCCACGTTGTCGGCAGACACCACGCCCCCCACCCTCAGCAGCCCCACCGGCACGGGCGGCCTCGGCGTCTGCTCAGGCACGGTGAGCACCAACGAAGGCAACGGCACACTGCGCGCCGTCGCCACGGCCAGCGCTACGCAGCCAAGCGTCGCGCAGATCAAGGCAGGCCAGGATCACACCGGGGCTGCGGCGCTGCGCGCAGTCTCGCAGTCGGTCGCCGCCACGGGCACGCAGACCGTCGCCAGCGGGGCGATCAGCGGCG